GAAACAGATCAAGGCGCCCGCTGCTGGTTGCCGTGCCCGTAACCGTGAGCGTATATTCGGCAGCCACTGCGGAACCCGGGTCCGGCCGCGGAAGTGCGAACACTTCGACATCGCCCGGGCAAGAGCAGAACAGCGTCTTGAGGCCTTCCGACAGGACCGAACCGATGCCGAACAGGGCGTCGATGTCGCGGACCGTGGGAACGGGAACCAGAGTGTTCGGGGTGACCGGAATCGTGCCCGCGAAATACTGGCCTTCGACCAGTACGCGGCACTTTCCTTCGTAGAAGTTGAGGCTGGTATCGATGCAGAGCTTTACGAAACCATCAGCCAATACGTCCTGAGCCATATTGTTTTAACCTTTCAAAACAGGTTCAGAATTGAAGTTGGGGCGGATTACTTCTTGGCGGGTGCCGCCCCCTTTCCGGTCGTCACAGCCTCACCTGGCTTGCCGTCCGTATTGACCACACCCGAAGCAGGAGCTTCCTGGCGGGCTTCGATGTCGCCGTGCACACTCAGCAGACGCTCAATGTAGGGCGTGTGCTGGACGGGTACGTACTTCCCTTCGGGGATCAGATTCCCCTTGGGTGCTTCCCGAGCGATTCGACCGGGCTTCGTGCGAACGTAAATCAATGGCATGGGGGCTCTCCTTCGTCCTTGCATTCGCAATCACAGATGGGTGATTCGGGATACACCATTTCCCAAGTAAATCGTCCGGGTATCCCGTCGCCTCCGGTGTCGAGGCCCAGCTCTTCGTCCTCAAGAGAACAAAAAGAAAATGTGTGCGACAAGCTAAAGGTTATCACAATAGCAAGGGCGCTGGACTCTATGTCAAGTCCTCGATACTTGACTTTCTCGCCAAGCGGGGACTTCCATAGTATCAGGTTTGAAAGGAACCTGTCGCGGATCCATTCGTAATCGTAGAACGCCCAAAAGGGCGTCTCTCCGCCGTTCGCTGTCTTGTACCGTTCCGGTTGGAACCAAAACTGCACGATGAACAATTCCTGAGGCTTGATGGTATCGCTATTGGCTGAGTGATTACCCACCTCCCGCTCAAGCCCAATCATGGCAAGCGGAAGCGTAGGAACATTCTCCTTGGTGATCAATGCCTCAGAAACAGGAAGCGCTCGGCCATTGAGTTCGGGAAACCATTCAGTGACGGCCCTTGCGAGCGCCACCATCATGGGTTCGCGTCTTACAAACGTTTCCATTCAACCCAACCCTTCAGGAACGACCGAGCGTCTTTGACACCCTCTTGAAGAGCATCATCGGACATCTTACGGCGAGCCATCTTGCCTGTTCCTTCGCGCAGGAACTTCGAATAGAACATGTTCGACCCGATGTCCATGCGATTACCGGAAACCTCGTAGCTGATCGACGCATCAAGATCGCCCGTGTCGATAGCTGGATATTCGCCCGGGCTTGAGGCTCGGTAATAGCCAGCCGACCTACGACGCTTGTAGATCTGTCCGGACTTTGCGGATCTGTTGCCTTTCTTAAAGGCAGCGACTGAGGCCTGTCCAGCTTCTTCAAGGAAACGATGCACAACGGCTTCGTCCTGATTAGCTCGGAAGCGCCGCCAAGGCCTGAAAATTATCATAGGGAGACGCCCTTCGGTAGCGGCATCGCGCCGACGACGGACGCTGCATCTTTGACCGGCTTCTCAACGAGGTCACTTTGTTCAACGATTCTACAGGAAAACTCGAAGTATTCGCTGCATTCGTCTTTATTAGCAACCCCAAGAATCTTAAACCATCTGGCTGGAGACTTAAGTCGCTCTTCATATAACCAAGCAGCAGAAGTGACATCCACGTGTGGGTTGTATCGGATAAGAATCTTGTGCGAAGCTTGCTCATTGCTCTCCTTGACGGCATAACCTTCCTTGGAGAACGTCGACGTCCGTTTGGGCATAATCATTGCCCACGCCTTATAGACGTCCTGTCTCACAAGCAGCATGGTGGCCGATTGGATCACGACGTCCTTCATCGAACAGATCATCAGTCGATGTTTGAACTCCCCAATCGAAATCGGCCTTGACATATCAGAACCCTTCGCGTGTGTACTGACGCCACAATTCAATAGCGCCAGAAGCCCATGCAGCGTTATTCGTGCCCACGATCCCAGACTCGCCAGCCGTTTCGCGGTTCTTAACTGTCTGCACAATGTCGCCTGGGTTAGTGATATTCCAAGCGATGTACTTCAGCATCCCCACGATCACACCGGACGGGATTTCTTCGGGCGAACGGAAGCCCGCCAGATACGTGATCTTCATCCCAAAATTCATTGAGCCGGGGGCACAGGGTCTGCAGCAGAAGTCAACGTCAACCGCTTCTACGATAAGCGGGATTCGGATCTCAACTGCACCTTTCTGAACATGGATTACACGGTCGCCAAGGCCGTGCTGTGCACCATAAAGAAGCACCTTACCGTCGGTGGCAGGGTATTCAAGGGTATGCGTCATATAGCCCTTACGTCGAACCTTTGCTGAAAAGGTCTTGTCGATGTGCTCGACGTGCCGTTCCGCGCCCCTAATACGCATGCCCGTATATTGCTCGGCCGCCTCAATAGCTGCTCGGCGATAAAGCCTGAGTTGCTCGTCAGTAACCGAGGGTACATCGTCGGTTTTGGTGTGCGTGCGGATCAGATCCAATGACAGGATAGCATCAAGGTCGAAAAGCTTTGGCTCGATTTCAAGCGTTTTCTGTTCACGCTTGATTTCGGGCATAAGCTTATGGTTGTGTTCCGCAATGCCGCCCATGTTGACCTCAGCACTTCCCGATCGTGATATCGTAGCACGATACGTGATAGTAGACTTCAGAATCGCAGCCCAGCGCCTGCTGGCGTACCGTAAGCCGGTACACGTCGCCTACGCGGGCAGCAGGAGAAACTTCGACGAGGAACGAAACCGTGTTTGCACGATTGTTCACGACGACCGTTGCCTGTCTAACCACGACATCGGGCGTCAGCTGATTCGCATTCGGCCCGGGTAGAGGCGCCGCTGGGCCGGTGGGATCCACAGCGATAAGGACCTCGCCAACAACTGGTCGAGATACGCCGTCCTTCACTTCGAAGAAGAAGTTGTCGTAACCGACGTATCCTGTGTTCGGAGTGTATACGAACGATCCGGTCGACTGAAGAACCAGCTTGCCCTTCTTGGGGCCGTAGATCGACAGCGCCTTGAAAGTCATTGCGTCCCCTTCGGGATCGACAACATCCGGCACCAGCGAATCCGCAAGCGGGTCGTTCATGTTCGTGTGGAACGGAAGGAAAGGAATTGTCGGGGGCTGATTGCCACCAACTACAGACGAGTCGACGATCTTCTCGATCTCGAAAGCCGTCTGCGAGCTCAGACCGCGTCCGCCGAGTGGGATAACCCACTCGCCGTAATCGATCATAATCTTATTCGACTCACCGGGCCGGATCGATGCTGTTTCGCAGCAGCATGTGTCGCAGACGCCACCCATCGAGCCGTCACGAGGATTAGCATAAAAATCAAGCATCTTCGACCCTTGAAAAGGAGGCGGCTTTTTACACCGCCTCTAAGTTGGGAAACATTACCGCGAACCGAGACGATTAAGTCTCGGCCGGGCGGGTGCAGAGGAAGCACGGCATGGACGCGAGCGCCACTGCCGGATTCGAGCCGCAGGGCGGCTTGCAGGTCAGAGAACCCATGGTTCAACTCCTTACGTTAATGCGGACCTGTTGGACGGGTTAAGGCCGGTCCACCTAGCCTTATTTCTTGTCGGAAGCCTCTTTCTTTTCAGCTGCTTCCTCAGCGGCAGCCTTATCGGCAGCAGCCTTCTCAGCGGCAGCCTTCTTTTCTGCGGCTGCCTTTTCTTCCTTGGCCTTCAATTCGGCCAGAGCCTTCTCGTCGGCAGCCTTCTTGTCGGCCGCTTCCTTGGCCAGCTTTTCGAGGGCTGCCTTTTCAAGGGCAGCCTTATCGTCGGCAGCTTTCTGAGCCGCTGCAGCTTTATCAGCCGCTGCCTTGCCGATGGAGTCGACGCCTTCGTTGTATGCGTTCAGCTCGTCATCCGTGAGCCCACGGGCGTAACCGGAACGCAGCATGGTCCGAGCCGCATCCTGTTCGATGATAGCGATACCACCGGAAGGCCACTCGATCCGAATCACAGGACCGGTGAACGTGTGCTTGAATTCCATGTACGAAGTATTGCCGTTATTGATTGTGCCAGCCGCGAAGTTTGGCATAACGGCGAACAGTCCGGACTGCGTTTCGCAGGCCTGATCGGACCTTCTGGTAAGTTTTTCCATAGCGCTTTACTTTCACCTTTGCGGATAGTTCCTCGGGAACATCCTTTTCCTGACAAATGCGGAAGAGCAGGTCCTCATCCGCAACGAACTCGAATACCTTGCTTTTCGTTACGTCGTTCAGGTTAAACCGCATCGGAGTAACCAGGACTGGCTTACCGTCTTTCAGTGCGCCCATCGCTGCAATTGGAACATGCGGCGATAAATCATATCCGGGTGTGGCAGACCAAACAGACAGTTTTGCGTAATCTAAGCCGGAAGGTAAACGAGCCTCGACTCGGACGGTATCACCCATCCGAGCCGAAACTACGTTTCCGACTTCGATTCGCATTAGATCATCGGGCCGTCGAGGATCATAACGGCGCGGATCGATGCGACGGTGCCGGACTCTGCTCCGAGCGAAACGAATGCTCCCGGACGGCAGGGAATCGTTCCAGCGCAGATAGTGCCGATCGGCGTCCCAGCAGGGATGCGGATCTGTGCGAGCGCACCCGGGACGAACGGCTGCTGGCAAATTGCCACTTCCTCGACGTCGAAGGCTGCACCCGGGGCGCAATTGTTCGCGGGGTTGGGGTCGTGACCCTGGACCTGGAACACTGCATCGGTAGTGACTGCCGCAACGACTTCAAAGACGAAGCCGAAGCGAGTGTGCTTCCGGATGTCACGCGGGAATGCGGTCGTGCCGTTCCAAGCGATAACACCGGAATGCTGGATTCCAACGTTGGAGTTCATTGTCTTTCCTCTTGTGAAAAGATCCCGCCATTTGCGACGGGACTTGTTGGATCACTGCGTTCCGGCGTTGTTTACGCGCCGACCTGGAGGGTACGCGCTGCGTCGCAGCACATAACGAAGCCCCCGTCTTCCGCGCCGAACTGGTACTTGACGCACCAGGCCGAGGAGCCGCCGACGTACTGTTCCATGAACATAGGCCGCTTGCTCACGGACGCGTATGCCATTTCCCAGTTGCCCGCAGCAACGATGAAGTCGCCGGCAACGAACGGGGTGTCGATGCTGCCGCGCGTGCCGCCGTCGGTCGGGTCGGGCAAGCAGTTCGAGATGCGGATGCGCTCGCGAACATCGTCCGGGGAATAGGTCATCAGACCGTCGCCGAAGATGAAGCGTCCGTTGGTGTCGACCGCCGACGCGAGGTAGGCGAAGACGTTCTGGTGCATCGTGGCAACAACGGGGCCGTATTCGACGGGCGCTGAGGACATGAAGCGACGGAACATCTGGTGGTCGAACTGCAGTCCAACCGTCGAGATCTTGGTGAAGCAATCACCAGTCAGCCAGCCCAGGGGCTCGTTGACACCGTCGCCAGTGATCAGCGCACGGTTGCGGTTGATGCGGTGCGAGCGAGCAGCGGCGCGCATCATGAAGTTGAGCAGATCGTAATTGGCTTCAGCCAGGACCTTGCGCTGGAAGCAGAACACACCACGGAAGTCGAACGTCTTGCCGTTCTTGTAGGTGATATTGCCTTCAGGGCCGAGTTCGGCGTCGCACTTCGCGTCGCAGTCGTACTGGCCGATCGCGCCGTAGTCGACAACCTGCGGGAACATGAAGTTCGTCCGCGAGACGGTAACAGCGGCGTAGAGGTCGAGCAGTTCAGCGCATTCGATATTGCAATCGACTTCGATCCCGAGCATTTCAGGCATGAAGAATGCGGAGTCGAGCGAAGCGGCGTCGAAGGCCTTCTTCTCGGCTTCGGAGAAGCGGCTGACGACGTTCTGCTTCGTTTCGATGCCGACCTGCATCAGTTTGTAGGCCGCCGATCGATAGTCTGCCGCAACGACGAGGTTCGACGTGTCGGCCTTGAATTCGAATTCGTTGCCGCCCTTGTGCAGGAATGCACGGCGCTGAAGTTCGATGGCAGCCTTCTTGTCGTTGTCCTCGAGGTCCTTGCCTCCCTTGAACAGGGGCGAATCAAGCTCCTTCTTCAGAGCGTCGATGCCCTGGGTGAGCGCCTGGGTCGTCGCTGCGAGCTCGGTGTATTCCTTCACCTGCTTCTCGACGGACTTCTTCATCTCGTCGTTCTCGGACTTGAGGCCGCCGAACTGAGCGTTCAGTTCCGTGTACTTCGTTTCGAGATCCTTGCGGCTCTTCTCGAGAAGTGCATTCGCGTCGCCGAGCTCCTTGGTGATCTTTTCCATCGCGGAATCGATCGCCTTCTGGGCAGCATTCGGGTCGTCCTTGGTCAGATACATGCCCGGGTGAACGTGGGCAAATTTCGCTGACGTCGGGTAGATGTTCGACGGAATGGTAGCCGCCAGCGCCCCGCTGGCCACGAATGCAATGCTGGCAACACCGAGCAGCATCCGGGTGGTGATGTTCTTGTTCATAAAGGTCCCTTTCATAATGACCTGACTGACTTCACGAGGAAATCACGTTCCTCATTTTAGCCACCAGGTCGCTGACCTGGTTGAGCTTGTCCAGCGTGATGCTGGGCGGATTAACCACCGGGGCGTCATCCTGCGGGGGATCCCCGCTTCCGAAGAGATGCGCGTGGGCCTTCACCGCCAGGGTGATCTTCTGCGCATCATTGCGGCTCTTTACGAGGCCCATGGCCACAAGAGCTTTCTCGAACTCTGCGATCGACTTAGGCTCATCAGCCTCCTTGGACTTGACGTAGTCCATCGTCGCCTCTTCGTTGCCGGGGAACGAAACAACAGACACCTCGAAGAGCTCGCCCTTGGTGATCTCGAGATGTTCTTCTGCGTCCTTGCCCTTGAACGAGTAATCTTCCAGCATGAAGCCGACTGAGAAGTTCAGTCCGCCGTTCATCTTTGCTGCTTCATACGCGTCGCGTGCGTACGAAATATTGAGGTTGAATTGCGCCTCGATCCACAGGCGCTCGCCGACCGTCTTCAGAACCTTGATGACGCCGGCTACCTTTCGCCAGTCGTGGTTGACAAGGAACTTGATGCCCTTGGGACCAGTCAGGCCCTTCTTCACGATCGACTCGTCGAAAGCACCCGTTTTCACGACGTGCTTGTAACTGTCGAGGTCCGGCGTCGAAGCCCAGCCTGCAACGTAACCGTCGGGAAGGTTTTCCCCGACAGCCTTCAGTTCGAGTTCCGTTGCCGGAGTGAACTTGAGCATCGCAGAGGTTTCGTCGGAAACACGAAGCTTGAAACCCTTATCTTTCGTGATAAAGCTTGTCATGTTCATTCCGTCGTTTGGGCTGGTTCCTCTACAGGATCAGCTGGAGGTGTGAGAGGCGCCGCCGCGGGCGGTGCTGTGATAATTTCGTCCGTTGGCTCGAAGCCGCAGAGCTCGCGCTTTTCGTTCTGGGTCAAGAAGCTCACGGGTGTCAGCTTCACGGCCCGGGCAACTCTGCCGTCCTGCAGTGCGTGAATGGTGTCAAGATCGAACTTAACAACCGCACCGTAAGGGCAGATAGCTGCCGTCAGACCTTTCGCAATCGGCTCGAGGTAGACAGGGCAAATCGTATCCTCCCAGAACGACGTCCGGGATTCAATGAAGTTGCCTGCAAACTTGGCAGCGTCAGCAGCACCCAACCCAAGGATTGCAATGGGGATACCATAAGCACCCGCAATCATGCGAGTCATATCGTCCATTGGCGTCTTTGAGTGGATGTCGGAAAGATTGTTGTCCAACTTGTGGATTTCAACCTTGGTGTTGTATAGCAGCAGAACCCCGCCGCTGGACTCGTCGTCGGGGCCTGCGTTGTCCAGATGCTCCTTGAGAGCTTCCTTTTGTTTGTTGCTCAGAGTCTTCTCAGCCACAACGACATAACGCATGTTGGGGTGGCCCGCCGCCGTATCAATTGCACGACGAAGAAGAAGCTGGATCACAGCAGCAGGAAGAACAACTGAATTAAGCGCCGAATTGTTACGCTGTGTTTCAGAGTTCGGATCAAGCCCTGGCGTGCAGATCTCGTAGACATAACCTGTACTGGGCTTAGCCACTTCCCACTTCTTTCGAGTGGGGTAGGTTACAGCCTTTTCACCAAGACCGTATTTATAGCCTGCAAGCACTCCGTTGGCCCGCTCGAGCGAAACCTCTGTTGCCTTCAGCGGATAGATTGCGTTTGGGGTTTTGAGTACCCCGACCCCCACCTTAACTGCGACTCGACCGTAAGCAGCAATGTTAAGGGCCAACCAATACTTGAGCTGATCCGGGGTTTGCTCGTCGTTCGGCGAAGCTAGAACGGCGTTCAATTCCTTTATAGCCCGGGCACCTGCTCTTTCCGCTTCGGGGACATCGTTGTCGGCTTCGACGTACCATTTAACGCTCTGAACCGATACGGCAAGCTTCGTAAGCACCCGATGGATGACGGGGTGCATCATAGCCTTTGCTGCTTCGATTTGCTCAGGGAAGGTAATGATCACCTTCGACCCATTGTTCAGCGTAATCGAGTCAATCGGAGGACGATCTGATGCCCGCCTTACAGGCTTTGCCTTCCTGAAAAAAGTGGGTAGCTTCATCGCCTGACCTTCACAACGCCGCCATCTGGATCATCTTCCTCAAGCATCGATTCTTCTTCGACCGCATAACGGATCGCGTCCCAGCCATGATTATATTTGTCAACCGGGATGGAGAGCGGCTTGCCCAAAGGATCGAGCTTCCAAAAGTACAGACGAGCTTCCTCTTGCATATTCAAGCAGTCAGGGTCAATAACAATATCGTAGCCCTGAAGCCAGTTTATGCCGTTTTTAATAGAGCCTGGACCCTTAGTCGCAGAATGGATACTGAACCCTTTCCCGCGAAGATAGTCAATCGTTTCAGGCCGCGCGGAATCTGCTATGATCGGCCACCTGTCGCTCTCAGGAACAGACAAAACAAGATCCGCGAGCGCCGTCAGGGGAACCCTTCCGAACGCTTCTGCAGCGATATAAATCTGTTGCGTTTCATGGAGAACATAAAGCTTGATAACCGCGTTAGGGTCATTCGAGAAGCCGAAGTCCATTCCAAACCGTGGAAGGATATGTTCAGGAACTTCAAGACGTCCAATACGCGTGTTTGGAAAGATTCTAGCTTCACTGTTCTCGTCGTAACCGCCACGCCAAACATGCTTATACTTCTCGAGGTTCTTCTTCTTCAGAAACCGCATTTCAGCGGGAAGTTCTGTTTCAAAGAAATACGGGTTATCTTCATAACCCACCTCAACCACAACTGAACGCTCGGGTCTTACTGAACCCCGAAACATGTTATCGACTGGATCCGTACGATATCGCGGATTCCAGGACCACCACATTTCGGATCCCTTTGCGCGAACAGTCGGGATAATAATTTCCAAGGACTTTTCGTTAAAGGTGTGAGCTTCCTCGCCCCAGAAAATATCCAAGCCTTCAAGGGACTTCTGGCTATCTGGGTTACGCTCAAGGCCAAAGAACGAGAAGCGCGATCCCGTTGACCTGTGAATGATTTCCTGGTCAGTGATCTTAAACCCGTCTCGAATATTCAGATCTTTGATCTTTTGCTCAATGAGCTCTTTAACCGAGTCTCGAATTGAGTTCTGAAACTGACGACCACATCCAATGCGCAGTTTACGTTGCGCGGACATGATTGATAATGCTTGCCCGAAGCTATGAGACTTCGCAGATCCACGGCCACCGTGAAACGCCTTATGGCGAAACGGTTGATACAGCGGAAGAAACTTTTCAGGAACCGAGATCCCAACTTCCATTTCTGGCCCCTTGCAATACTCTTATACAATAGCAGACCAAGACACTCTTAGCAAGGGCTTTAACGGGTGAGCGAAAGTTTTCCACTCATCCGTTAATCGTTTTAAATGGCGCGTCGCGTCGGACGCGGCGTCGAATACTGGATATTCGGCTGAGGTGCCGAGGTAATGACCCGGGTGTTCGATCCAGTGTTTACCTGGATGCTCTGGCTATTGACCGGAACGTTCCGGGGCGTGCCAGAGAAGCGCTTACCACAATTGCAACCCATAATATTTCTCCTTGCTAGGCCAGCAGCGCAATCGCCAGAGCGAGAAGCGCTGTAAAAAGGGCCCCACCGGCGAGGCCGATAGCAAGCCCAACGAAGACGCCTCTGTATAGAAGACAACAGGGGCAGTCTATCCACATCAGATCAAGGAACTTGAAAGTCCAGTGATCTTCTTCCTTGCACCAGTCGGGGAAGAACGTTTCATTACCCCAGGTGAATACTCTCTCAACCCAAGCTTTCACTCTCGCCTCCACGCGGCCGCATACTGAATTGCTTGCCACAGTTTTCGCAGGGGTCACCTGCTTCGACTGGTACTATAACAGCCGTATCTGGTTCCTGATAACCGGCAGGAATCGTCGTCTGCTTACCGATGAGAAAGCCGAGCGCCGCAGACGCCAGGCTCAGCATCGCGGCGCTCCAATCTCCGGTTACAGTGATCGGTGTGCCCGTCGTCACCTGCACGGAGATCTGAATGAAGCCAATCGCCACATAGGACATGACGACGATGAACGCGCATAGGATTCCAGCCCACTCGCGAAAGTGATTTGGGTGTCTCTTCTCGTGCGTTCTACGTCGGCTCACGACTCACCTATATAATAATCACAATGAACATCAACGCTCCGAACAGCGCCCACTCTGTACTCATCACATCACGGGCAGTTTTCAGGACTTGTGTCATGTTTGGGTTAACCTTTTCGAAGGAATAGTGTGGCCAGCAAAACGCCAAAAAAGACGCACAGCAACACAATCCGCGCTGTATCAGGGTCTAGACTCATCTCTGAGACCTCCTAGTTCAGAATCCAAAGTCTAAGAACGGCCAGCGAACCAGCAGTTTTTCGATAATTGGCTTCAAGATTAACCAGGACGTCCCACCTATTACAGCGCACAGGACTGAGACAAATATTCTCGTCTTAAGCTGCGAGAGGACATCCCTCAACCAATCGACCTCTTCGATTAGCTTTAGTCGCCCCTTGATTTCTGCGTCGATATTGACAAAAGCAATGGACACATACTCAATCCTTTTAACCCGATTGAACACAGGGCTAAAGACTGATTTAATCCATACGGGTTCGTCAAGAAGTGGATCCTCTTCAGGATTACCATGTTGCGCCTGCCAAACGGTGGGCATCCCACTTTCTATTGTGGAATTGAAATGGTTTAACCACTCATTGGTATCGCCTGGAGTTCTCCAGGCATGCATATCCGTGGATGCCTTCCCAAGCATCGTGGGCAGGATCTCTCTGGCCGCGTCATTCATGTAAACGACGCGGCCAGTAAGCTCCAAAATCACAATGGGAAGCAGCAAGTTGTCGCTAGTCTTTCGAACAATTGCGTCAACTTGCTGTTTTCTCTGCTTGGTTGTGCCAGTCATTCCTATCCTCAGAGAACCTTAAGGACTGTGAATGACCGTCTCCTTCGACCTTCGACATCGCCCAGTTGACCGTCGCTCTGCAACCCGCCGATAAACATATTGCAGTCTATCTGCAGGACCACTTCGAGTTGGGCGTTCATCTGGAGACCGCCGATAAGCGTATCACCAGACAATGTCTCGGTATAGGCAAGAGTGCCCTCTGACTGCAAGCCACCGATTAAAGTTTCACCCTCGAGATACAAATTATCAAGAAGGCCCTGATTAAGGATGCCCCCGATAAGTGTATCACCGTTGATGAAGTAGTTCTGTCGAAGCTGACCCTCGACGACCAATCCACCGATCAACATTTGACTGTTAATGCGAAGGATTACGTCAAGTTCTGCTTCGTTGACAAGCCCACCGATAAGCGTCTGCCCGCTGATCCATAGATCCGAGACAAGCTCGCCGCTCGACTGCAGACCCCCGATAAGTACGTCTCCGCCGATGTCCTGATAGTCAATATCAAGGAAACCGCCGCTAACGATACCGCCGATGTTGAATTCGCCCGTGAGCTCATATCGTTGGCGGAGATCCCCTTCCACCACCAACCCGCCGATAAGCGGGATGCCGCCAATCCACTGGCCGGCTTCTATTGGGCTGATTTCCCAGTCCAAGATCCCGGGCTCACCTACAACAAACCCTGTTCCGATGACCCAAGGCCCATTATCGACAATTTCGGGGTCACCGATGCCCAATAGCCCGTTGCTTGATAGGCCGCCGATCTGCGTATCGCTGTCAAGCAGGATGACGTAGTCAAGCAGGCCCTCGGATACGAGGCCACCGATATTGAAATCCCCTGTCAAGGGATAGAGCAACCGAAGCTCACCGTCGCTCGAAAGACCACCGATATTGAAATCTGCAGTGATCGGCTCAAGCCGCCGCAATTCGCCGTCGCTCGAAAGACCTCCGATCAGGAAATCAGACTCGAGTGTAAGCTTGATAAGAAGCTCACCATCCGATTGCAAACCCCCGATCAGGACTTCGCCTTCGATAGTTTCGGGGTCAGGGATTTCGCCGTCGATAACCCAACCCTGGGCGTATGGCGAAGCATTCTTCTGAGAGAAGATGAACGTGCGACCGCTTGCAGCGTAGTCAACACCACCCCCTGTCGTATAGCCCTGGTTGCCAAGCAGCGTACCAAAGCCCAACGACGCGGGCGTAACGAATGTCGAATACGAAGTTGCTCGTCGATAGCATCGGCCCACGTTGCCGCCAGTTACCATAACGAAGATGTACTCTTCGCCTCCGGTAATGAACGCCACTGGGCTTGACGCAAAAGAGTCGCCCGCCAGCGCCCCGCCCCCTGCGAGCATCGTGAAGACGTCGCCGCTACGGCTCCAGCCAAACAGACCGACCCCAATAGCTTGGACTGTCAAGAAAACGAATGCGTCGTCAAGTGACCACGAAACGCCCCAGCCGCCGCCGACAGCCCCTACGCTAAAGCTGATCTTGACGTGCGTCGGAGCCATCTTGTAGATCTGGATGCCCGAACGCATGGCAACAGCAAGATATTCACCGTTGTTCGACCAAGCGATCTCCTCGATCTGCGCAGAATTCAGATTTCCAGCGTCGTTCGGGATCGTATCAACAAGTGTGAAAGTATCGCCCGAATGGCTGTAAATGTAGATGGCCGTCCACACGCCGATTGCAAGACGCTGATTTACTTCGTCGTAGTCGACGGATGTCTGGTACGATGAAGTATTGTCCGTCAGCGTCGTCAAATAGACATACGCCGAACCGTTCCACTTCAAAACGCGTGGATCTTCGGACGACGAATAAGCAATCTCGATCAGGTACACGCCGTCGTTAGTAACGATCGCGTCATTGACCGTTCCATTGAAGCCCGTGGTCGAACCCGCACCCGCTGTCACCGGGCGCTGAACGAGAGTGTAATCGTCCAAGACTTCGTAGACAATTACACCCGTTCCAGCATTGGACGAAAGCGCAACGAATCGACCGTTCTTGGACGACCTTCCACCGAGTCCGCTCGCAAGGCCTGCATCAAATGGGCTTGTAATCTCGTGAACGGCCATGAAAGCGTCCTCTTAAGACCTGAACGCCAGCATCTCGTTCAAACGGAACTCCAGCGTCAGCTTCGTGTTACGGGGGATGGAACGCTCAGCCCCGAGGTCAATGAAGATCAGCGGCCCGTCGTCGACATCCGAATCATCGTAGATCAGCGCATAGCGAGCGATCAACGGGTCAACGACAATGTCACGTGTCACAGCCTCGACGTGCCACACATACTTCGACGCAAGATCTTCTTCGTCAATGAATGTAATAGGCATCCCCTCTGCTGGGTAGCCGCCTGACGAAACGTTCCACGTCCAATTGTTCGTTGCCTGAAGGAACGTCGAATCGGTCTGTGTGAAGATCGCATTCGAGTCAAGAAGTGTCAGGCGCAGATTGTCCAGATCGACAATGTCGTTCTTGAACTTGTTGATAGCGTGATCGTACAGCATGCCGAACGATACAGGCTGAAGCCAATGCGGCGATACCGCTTGAACCCGGGCGTTAAGGTCGACATTGTTCATGGCGTTCGGAACTTCCGACCACGTGTCGATGTCGAGCGTCCACAGATTGCGCGTTCCAGCGTCGATCAGCATGCTGCCGTCGTATGAGAACGACAGTAGCTTGCCCATTCCTGGAATGTCGAGCTTCGGCGTGTAGTACGCACCGCTACGGAAGAACAGGCGGGTCGAGTAGGTCGAACCGTTGAGCCACGAAACAGCCAAATGGCGCTTGTCGTTCGAGAACTCAGCCGTTACGAACGTGCCTGGAAGCGCCGCAAGCGGCTGCATGAAGTCCAGTAGCGAGCCGCTCCGCCCCCAAATTTCGCAAGGGCCCGAGCGATCGGCAACAATCAGATACCTATTGTCCGTCGAGAACTTCACGAAGCCAACGTCGAGCTGGGAATCGATGAAACCCAGACCTTCGTATTCGGGGAAGTTGCTGATGTCGAATCCAGTTCGGACCCAATAGCGTGGATGGTCGGGCAGTGCATAGGCAAACACGACGCACGAACCGTCCGGCGACTGTGCAACCGACGTCAAGCCACGCGGCTGTGTCATCGGCGGGAATTCCGTAGGATCGGCTGGATCGTACGGGATCGACGACTCTGGGAACGTGTAATCGTTCAGACGAGATTTGTACGAGATGCCCGTCCGGCCGCGATCGAAGCCGTAAAGGATCCGATCCGTAGTTGTCGAGAAGTCGCCCGTGAAGTACGCGTCAACGCCAGCAAAGCCGGCGAAGATAACGGACGGGAGAGCCATATCCAACAGAAGAGGCGTCAGCGCATACGCATAGCCTGCCTCGAGGTCGTCGTTGACCGAGAGACCAATCTGCTGCCCATCAATGGCCCACCACAGGTTGGGCTCATAAGGGATGCCGACTGCTTGAGGCCAGCCATTCCTTGCCGCCACCTGGACAAACTCCTGGGTGCTCGGGATCCATTCAAAGGACCGCAAGTACCCATCGCCCCACCAGGCGACAAGCAAAGGAACGCCGATTGCCATAGTATTAACCCTTCGGAACGGTCACCGTCCAGGAGACGACTTCGACTGCGATGCCGTTCGTGACGGCCGTCGTCGAGATCTTCAAGTCGCCTGAGCCGGCCGGGTCAGTCACCGTGCCCTGGATACGGCAGACGTCGCCGCTGTCATAGGCACGGAAGAACTGTGCAGTGCCGTCGGCAGCAGCTTCGACCGTCGTAATCGCATTGGCTGTTGCGGTACCGCCTGCAGTCGTCGGAACGGCGCCGGCGAATACCGGAGCGGCCGGCAGATTGTATTCGATCAGAACTTCCTGGGTCGTAATCGCATCCGTGATCAGCGTCGGGATGGTCCCTTCGTAGATCACCAGCGTCGAGCCAGTGTCGAGATAGACCGTGGCTGCATCGCACATGTCGACCGCCATATCCGGGTGGATCTTCGCAATTTGTACCGTTGCCATGATGGCTCCTTTACGGAATGTAGGTGACGATCCTCTGACCCTGCACCGTAATGGCGACATAGTCAAAGTTGTTGTTTGCATACACTTCCGCCGACAGGATATCCCCGACGTCGAAAGCTGCCCCGGCGCCCGAGAATGTCGGGACAGAGTTCACGAATGACAGATTGCCGATGCCCGTCTTCGCACCGCCCGGGACGGTCCTGAAGAAGGACACGTTCGTCGTAAGCAGTACGGACGACTGGACGAACGCCTGCGAGCCGTCGAGGTTCGCTGGGATCTCCGCAGCGTCTTCCATGACGTAGGCGAAGAGGACTTCGTTGTTCGACCAGTTGTTTGTGGCACTGAAGGCGTAGCCAATCGGAACTTTCTTGCCGAGCGCCATGTTGGCCAGCGCGAGATCGATCCCTTCAAGATGGTCTTGAAGGGTCGGTCCAAGAATGTCGTAATTGACTGGATCGTCATAATTACCGTAGATGTCCCGAGCCTGATAGCCCAGGATGTTTCCACCGTTCAGATCGGAATCCGGAGTTGCCGGATCGTACGAAATACCGAACATCGTTCGCGGGGCGTTGCCCGTCTTGTGCAGATCGCCCCAGCTTCCATCGACCTGAAGGAAGTTCGTGTTCTGCATGAACAGGGCGCCGAAGCCCGTAATCGCTGTCGAGACAAGCGACTCGCCGCTTCCGTCAGCAACCATAACACCGATGTTCTTGAGGAACAGGGCGCCGTTGTCATGCTGGATGTGTCCGACCAGGATTCGATCGACAATCGACAGCGTTACGGGTGGACGCGACAGGATGAACCGCGGCGTACCAAAGCCCCCGATAAACGTGGGCTGGAATGGGCTGATCTGCAGCGTGTCGTCGATTGACACAAGGCCCTCGATGCTGCCGCCGATCATCGTGAACCAGTTCTGGTTGTTCCCGACGAATTCGATCGACGTCTCAGTGTCGCCACCAACGTGCGAAATCGAGACGTTGTCGAGATAATGACGACCCATCGAATTGTCGATAAGCAATGTCGGCTCGCTCAGCGTGGTGCCGATGAGCTGGATGTTCTTCATCTTCATACGGGTCAGCGTCGTGCGCTGATGACCCCGAATGAGGGTGCTAATGCTGTCTTCCGAACCGAAGCCTTCGAGAAGGACGTTTTCCTTCCAGTTGGTGATGCTGTCCGTATACGTGCCGGGATAGGCGCGGATAACGTCATTCGGTGTGGCAAGGGCCATGGCCCGGGTCAGCGTGCCCACTGGCGACGAAATCTCGCCCTGATTGGCATCGTCCCCGTTGACCTGATCGAGCCAGATCGTGCGGCCGCTGCTCAGCAGCAGGATATCCGCGGGAGGAACGAACAATCCATCCGGTCCGAGGACCAGGATGTTGTCAGGGTCACCCGATACGATGACCTCCGCACTGAGCGGGCTGCCTGCAGTACCGAGACCCGAAAAGTTGATCGTGTCGCCGTCGACCGTAGTGACAACATTCAAGCCACCGTCATTGTCGAGTGTCAGATCGGTCCACTCGGACGGGTCAAAAGGACCTGGAGTGATCGGACCATTCGCGACGAAAAGGTGGCCATTGTACTGCACCGGCTGATAGCGCAGATAGGAAGCCGTCGTGCTGAACGGCTTGATTGTCGTAATCGCTGTGCCGTCAAAGCAGCAGGTGTTATCACCACCTCCGCCGCCCCCGCCCTGGGATGGAGGAAGCGGATCAGGCGTCTGCTGAATGCAAGGCGGTCTGCAGAAGATCAGGGCCATTAGGCAAGCTCCTCAACTTCGGATAGCATTTTGCGGAGCGCCACGGCAGCTTCACGCGGGGATAGCTTGTCCAGCATTCTCTGAAGGATTTTGTCACCCTGAATGCGATCATAGACCGCGTCGTCTTTGGTTCGCATAATGGGTCCCCGATCAGACCCTACAGCGTACCTTCAGGGTCGATATCCTCAATGTCAATGAACTTGCCTTGAGGGATGGTGTTGATGACGATATTGGTAACGGCGCCTGTATTCCCGCCAGCAGGATCGCCACTCTCGCCCTTGAATTCGGGATGCAAGGATTTTAGCAACAACGCCAGAAGCGTATCGCTGTATTCCTTGACAGTGGCAATCTCTTCGTCCTTGTAGAAGATCGGTTTGTCGATCCCCTCAACGGCGCGCCGATAAGCTTCAGCATGAAGGACGCCATGCGATTCCCGCAACGCCCATTCCCATGCATCAGCAAATTCTGGATTCTTTGAACGCTCAACCTGGAAGGCTACTTCGCCTCGACCAAGCTTTCGAGCGGCCATTGATGGCACGCCACAGACACGCAAATAATCCAGGAAAGCGATGCAGTCGGAATAATCGACAGCGACGAATGTTTCAGGAACGTCGTATAGCTTTCGCTCGAAGTGAATTTGTGTTGGCAGCCGTAACTTTTCAGCCACTTTTCAACTCCGAACCAATGCTCCGCACCTTGGAAAACCCCGCTATTGCCCGTTGGCTAGCTGATTCCCCTCTTCGGAACGCATGGAGAAATGACCTCCGATGGCCGACTTAGCACATATAAGGGGTAGTATATGGGCCCTTTGCGTTTTCCGCAAGGGGTTAAATGCTATACCTAAACAATTTCCACAATGCAGCGCGGGAGCCGTTGCGGCTCACCACCTAGGACTAAATGGACCCATTTCCCACGGGTTCCTGGCAGGGTCATCCCAATCAGCCCGTTAAAGAAGCCGCTTGTGACTTTCACCATTATGCCCGGGACGATGCGAAGATTTTGCTTTTCGGCGCCAAGGACTTCTCTCAGCCCTTCGCGGACTTTAAGCGTTTCGACATCCTGGTCGGACAGGATATAGGGCTCTTCGTCCATGGTGAGAATGTGGTCGAGTGTAGCGAGCCGATACACGTTCTCCCAACCCGGTCGAGTGTTGATAAACACATAGTTCCGAAATAGCGGTGCATCCTGTATGACCGCCGAATGCTTGCCAACAGCCGGTGCCCTCACGAACGGAGCCATCGGAATATATGTGTCAATGCCATATCGGTTCAGTGCCTGGTCGCGGAATAGCGACTCAAGGCCGTTGTGTACGTACCCGATCACATAGCTCATCGCCCCCACCCCGCCATAAGATCTGCCATCTCCTGGGCGTTGAACTGACCGACCATAGTCTGATAGCAAGCGAGTTTGCGCCAATGCTCCTCGCCCTTTCCGTCGTCTATCATGCTGCCATGCACGAGTACGATGGATTTATCCACCCGAGCAAGGAGAAAGGACAGCCCGCCCAAAGAGTTCCACCTGTGGTGCCAACGACGCTGGATCACGCTGCTGCCAAGACCCTCGCACCAGCTGTCCTTATTCTTC